GGTTTACAAAGTAATTTAGGATCTGTAAGCGCAAGTGGACAAGAAGTTGCATCAGAAGTTGGTAGAGGTGGAAAACACTATGCACCATTAGAAAGCAGAGGGGCTAAGGCTTTAATTGTTCCAGTAACTACACAAATGTTTGTAGAAAATATTTCTGCAAGCGGTCAGATATTCATTAGCGCTAGAGCAAATGTCTTTTCACTACAAACTTCAGTTGCATCAAATGATTTAATCGCAGAAGGTCAGCTTGGTATTCCTGATGAAGATTTGCTATTGCTATTGGTAGCTTGATAGTTTTAGTTTATTATATGCAAAAGATGGGAAAAGAATATGCCAACACCTAGGGATGATGAAACTGAAAGAGAGTTTATCTCAAGGTGTATGGGTGATGCAGAAGCAGTAGAAGATTTTCCTGATCAAGAACAAAGGGCTGGTTTTTGCTATGCAGTTTGGGGCAGAAGGGATGAGAAGGCAACTTATAGAGGTGAAGAAATTGATTTAACCCCTACTGATTCAATGGCAGAAGAAGCAAAAAGAGGTTTGGCTTGGAGAGATGAGTTTAATAGAGGTGGCACAGAGGTAGGTGTAGCAAGAGCTAGAGATCTAGCTAACAAAAGAGAGCTATCAGCCGAAACTGTGAGAAGGATGGTTAGTTATTTTGCAAGGCATGAAGTAGATAAGCAGGGTCAGGGTTTTAGTCAGGGTGAAGATGGATACCCTAGCGCTGGCAGAATTGCTTGGGCTTTGTGGGGTGGTGATGTAGGAAAGACTTGGGCTAATGCCAAGAACAGGCAGTTAAATAGGATTGATGAAGAAAAGCAGGGAAAGAAGCCTATGTTAGAAAAGAAAATGTTAAATTTTGCTTCAGCAGAAATTAAAATTGCTGATCTAGGAATGTTTGAAGGATATGCTTCTGTATTTGATGGAGTAGATTCCTACAATGACACCATCCTAAAGGGCGCTTATCAAGATACTATTTCTAATCGCAATCGCCCTGTTTCAATGTATTTTAATCACACATCTTATAGATCTGATATGCCTGCAACAATCGGAAAATGGATGAGTATGGAAGAAGATACAAGAGGACTTTATGTAAAAGGTCAGTTATCTTTGGGGCATCCTACTGCTGATGCTATCTATGCCAGCATGATTAATAAGACTGTAGATGGTTTATCTATTGGCTTTAAGATTCCTGATGGTGGCTATGATGTTAGGGATGGCATTAGATATTTGAAAAAAATAGATTTAGTAGAAGTTTCTGTTGTAGATAATCCAGCAGATAATAATGCAAGAATCTCATTAGATTCTGTAAAATTAGATATTGAAGGAATTAAAAGTATTAGAGAAGCTGAGGAATTTCTGAGAGATTCAGCAAACCTTAGTAACTCAAGCGCAAAGGCTTTGCTGGCGCAAATTAAGTTGGTGCTTCGGGATGAGGTAAAGACTGAGATTGAACAAGCAATGATTATTAATCGCTTAACCAACATTATCAAAGGATAAATTATGTCGGATCAATTAAACCAAGTAGTAGAAGCTATTGAGAAAAAGCAATCAGAAATTGATGCTATGCTCAAAAGCGCAGGAACAGAAAGCAAATCTGCTGTAGAAGCTGCTGAAAAAGCTGCTAAAGAACTAAAAGTAATGGGTGATCGCCTTCTTGAGATTGAGCAGAAGCAAGCTGAATCTATTAAAAAGGGTTATGAAGCACCTATAACTTTAGGACAGGCTTTTGCTAACTCTGATGAGTTCAAAGCATTTGTAGAAGGTCGCACTTCTAAAGCTCGCTTAGAGATCAAAAATACCATTACTGGTCAATCAGGATCTCCTGCTGCTAATAGTGATACCATTGTTGCACCACAGCGCCAATCAGGTATTGTAAGTGGCGCTTATCGTACTTTGCGTATTCGGGATGTTCTTCCATTTGGCACAACTTCTTCAAACTTAGTTGAATATACAAGAGAACTAACATATACAACTAATGCTGCTGAAACTGCTGAAGGTGCAACTAAGCCTGAATCTGCTTTGACATTTGAATTAGTCAGCGCACCAGTTAAGACTATTGCTCATTGGCTCAAGTTATCTAAGCAAGTTATGGATGATGCACCAGCATTAGCCAGCTATGTAGATACTCGCCTGCGCTATGGTGTTGATCTTCGCATTGATCAACAGTTGCTCAATGGTAATGGCTCAGGTCAAAACATTGGCGGTCTTACCAAATCAGGTAATTTCACAGCATTCACACCAGTAAGCGGTGATAATGCGATTGATAGCATCAATCGTGCTATCTATGCTGTAGCTGCTGCTGATTACAATGCTACTGCAATCATCCTGAATCCTGCTGATTGGGGTGCTATTGAGAGAACTAAGACTTCTGATGATGCATATGTCTTTGGTTCACCTCAGAAACTTGCACCTACATTGTGGGGCTTGCCAGTTGTAGCTACAAATACTATGACTGCTGGTAAGTTTATGGTTGGCGCAATGGATGTTGCAGCACAGGTATGGAATCGCCAAGGCACTACTGTTGAGATGAGTGAAGCAGATGATACCAACTTCCAAAAGAATTTGGTTACAGTTCGTGCAGAAGCTCGCTTGGGCTTGGCAATCTATCGCCCTGCTTCGGTTCAGTATGGTGATTTGACTCTTTGATAGGGTATTAAAATAGGGAAGGGGGAAACTCCTTCCCATTTTTATCATGCTAGTTAAAGCACAAAGAGATTTTATAAGCCCAATTATGGGTGATATTACAACTGGTCAAGTATTTGATTGTGATGATGGCATAGCTTACTATTGGCTTGGTTCAGGATTAGTAACAGAATTTAAGCCTGTAAAATGGAATGAGATTGAAACTAAGCCACATATTGAAAAAACAGTAGAAACCAAAAAAGTAAGAAAGCGCAAAAATGGCAACTAAGATTATTACTGCACCATCTTTTGAGCCTATTACTGTTGCAGATGTATCTGAGTATTTGCGCTTAGATGATAGCCCAACAGATACAGCGCTAATCAGCGCACTAATTACAGCTTCTAGACAACATCTAGAAAATTATCTAAATAGATTTATTGCCCAACAAACAGTTGAGCTTGCACTTACTGGATGGAAGGATAAGATTGATTTATCTTCTCCAGTTCAATCTATTACTTCAGTTAAATATTTAGATGAAAATGGAGTTGAGCAAACTCTAAGCTCTACTCAATATATTCTTGATAACTACTCTGAGCCAGCAAGTATTTATCCTGCTTATGATGTAACTTATCCTAATCTTTATGATCAAGAAAACAATGTAAAGATTCGCTATGTAGTTGGCTTTACTTCAGGCGGTAGCCCTGATACAAATCCTTTGCCTGATCCTTTAAAGTTTGCCATGATGCTTATTATTGGTGATCTATATTCCAATAGAGAAGCAGGCGGTGAAAGGGCTTATCAGGTCAATCCTACAGTTCAAAACTTATTGCAGTTTTACAGGCTTAATATAGGAATGTGAAAACTGCTGTTTGCATAGCTAGTGGAACTAGCCTAACTAAAGAAGATGTTGATTATTGCCAAGGCAAGGCTTCGGTCTATGTAGTCAATAACTGTTATCAGATTGCACCTTGGGCAGATGTTCTTTATGCCTGTGATGAAGAATGGTGGGATTACTATAAGCCTGAATTTGCAGGGGCTAAATGGACACTCAATGAAAATGCATCTAAGAAATATAACTTAAATTATATTGAGCATGATGCAGAGGCTTTATTTTGCGATACAGAAAGAATTGCAACTGGAAACAATGGTGGCTTTCAGGCTTTAAACCTAGCCTTTATTCATGGCTTTAGGCGCATTCTTTTATTAGGATATGACTTTCAAAATTCAGGTCAGCATTGGCATGGTAGGCATAAAGGCAGATTGCACAAAAGCCCTGATATGAGAAGATGGATTAGGCATATGGAGAATGCTTATCCTCTTATGCAAAATGCTGGCTTAGAGGTAATTAATTGCAGTAGAGATACAGCCATCAACTGTTTTCCTAGAAAGGCTATAACAGAAGTCTTATGAAGTTCATCAGTTACTATACTCCTCAATATATTCAAGAAGCTCAGAAGCTAAGACAGTCATTAGAATCTAATATTTTAAATTACCATATCGCAGGGATAGAAGATAAGGGATCTTGGGATGCCAATACACACTACAAGCCTATCTTTATCCGCCAACAGTTACAGAATGAAAGCGCTGTAGTTTGGCTAGATGCTGATTGCATGGTTCTTTCTTATCCTAAGATATTCTTTGAGCTTAATTGTGATGTGGCATTTCACAGATTTAAAGGCAAAGAGCTTTTGTCAGGCACAGTTTATTTTAATAACACAGCTAAGACTTCTGAACTTCTACAAAAATGGATTGATATAAATCAAGAAAATCCTGAAGTATTTGATCAGAAGAACTTAGATCAGGCTTTAAAATCTGTTTCAGATATTTCAGTTGTTGAGCTTCCACCTGAATATTGTTTTATTTATGACTTATCTAAAAATTACTATCCTAGGGTAAACCCTATAATTGAGCATTATCAAGCTAGCAGAAAGTTCAGATGAGAATTCTAACCATTTGCGGTATCGGAGATATTCATTGGGTGATGCTCAAGATGGAATCTTTTATACAGAAAGAATGTAAGGGTGTAATCCCTGAGATTACAGTTTGGAACTTTGATGGTAGACCTAGGGCAGATGGCTTTGTAAGTCGCATTCCTTTTGTAAAGTTTGCTGGCTATGACAATGAGCCTATGGGCAGACAGCAAAAGCGCCTATTCCATGAGATGTATATGGAAGGATCTAAGGAAGTTGTAAGCGGATTCAAAGGCTATGATTATTTTATCTGTGTAAATGGAAGCCTAAGAATAGGGCATAACATGGACACAATCATGCGCCAATACTCTACAAATTGGAATTACAAAATAAACACAGAGGACTGCATTAGACCATATAGTGAGCCTTACATTATTTTTTACTTTTCTAATCATGGAATGTTTACTGATTGGGTAGCCAAGATGCCACCTGAAAAGATTAGAAGTTTCATGCAACAAATTAAAGGCTACAAATTAATACTTACAGGAAGCTCATGGGATGCGCCATTTAACCAAGAGCTAGAAGATAATGGGGTAATTAACCTTTGTGGCAAAACTAGCCTTACAGAGCTTTTTGGCTTGATTAAGGGGGCTTCTGCATTTGTTGGCTGGTGTGGCGGTAATACCATTGTTAGCCAGCACCTAAATACACCAACTTTAATGCTTTGGTCTAATTACTTCTCTCATAGAGCCTTTCAAACTAACTGGGTTGATCCTGATAGATTGGGAAAGGTCTATATCCCTATGGATGTGGAAACAGCCAACAATGATTCTCTTATGAAGAATTTGGGGGTGCTTCTTGGAAAGTAAACTTCTTTGGTTTCCTAAGTTTGGGATTGGGTATTACCCTGTAGAAGATCAGCCCTATGATGAAGCCTACTGGCAAAAGTATTTAGTAATGGAAAATACAGAAATAGGGAAAACCCTTAATAATGCTAGGGTGAAATTAGTTCAGGCTTATAAGATGGATGAGATTCTAGATATAGGCATAGGATCAGGCGCATTTGTTAAAGCTCTAGATTATGCCTATGGGTTTGATATTAATCCCTGTGCAATCGCATGGCTTAAAGAAGCTGGCAAATATAAAGATCCTTATCCTTTAGATTCCATGAGTTTTTGGGATAGCCTAGAGCATATTCATAACCCAAGCAATTTGTTAGGCTATATCAAAAAATATGCATTTATCTCTTGCCCTGTTTATGAGGATAAAGAACATATATTAAGAAGCAAGCATTTTCGCCCTGATGAGCATTGTTGGTATTGGACTAAGAAAGGCTTAGAAAGATTTATGAGTAATTTTGGCTTTAGTCTTTTAGAATATAACCTTATGGAAACTGAAATAGGTAGAGAAGATATAGGCACATTTGTATTTGTGAGAGAGATATGAAAGCAGGCAAATTAGATCGCAGAGTTCAGATTAAGGTTAAAACATCTACAAGGGATGCTTATGGCGCAGAGATTCTTACCTATTCTGTGTTGGCTACAGTTTGGGCAGAAATAATGCCTGTAAGCGGTAGAGAGTATTTTTCTGTAGCACAATTTATACCTGAAGCCAGCTTAAAGATTAGAATGCGCTACAGAGAAGATTTTGATGAAACAGCGAAGCTCGCCCATGATGGTGTGGATTATGACATTCTCTACATTGCTGAAATTGGTAGGGGTGATGGATTAGAAGTTTTAGTTAAGAAGCCTGCATAATGCAAGTAAAAATCCTAGGTTTAGAGCAACTCAAAAAAGCCCTAAATCAACTTCCTATAGAGATCCAGCAAAAGGCTCTTAGATCAGCAGTATCCGCATCTGCAAAAGTTGTAGTTGATGCTGCAATAGCTAAAGCACCAGCAGGAGATACAGGCAATCTTAAAAAGGCAATCTACAGATATAGAAGTAGAAGTGGCTCAGGCACAGGCAGAGAAACTTATTTGGTAGGTGTTAGGAAAGGCAAGAAAGCCTATGCCAATACTGCAAGAAACAGAAGGCTAAATAGGGTAGGCAAAAAATATACAGTTCAAGGTGAAGCATATTATTGGCGCTTTTTAGAGTTTGGAACTGCTAAAATGCAAGCTAAACCTTTTATGCGCCCTGCTTTTGAGGGATCAAAAAGTAGAATATTGGATGTAATGAAAGAAAGATTAGGCAAGGCAATTCAAGATCAAGCAAAGAAACTGGCAAAAAAATGACTATTGAAACTTCAATCTATTCTGCATTGCAAGGCTTGGCTAGTGGCAGGGTCTATCCATTGCAAGCGCCTGAGAAAGTAACCTATCCTTGTATAGTTTATTTTCGCATCAATTCCACTCCTATAAATACAATAGATGGTGGTTCAACTATTGATTTAGTTCGCATTCAGGTGGATACTTATGCAAAGACTTATTCAGCCTGCAAAGTGCTTGCTGAATCTGTTAGGTCATCTCTTGAAGGAAGCGCAGTAAAGGCAACTTTACAGACTGATCAAGATATTTTTGAGCCTGATTTATCTGTTTTCAGAGTATCTCAGGATTATTATGTTTGGCAAACTAGGTAGGAGTTAATATGAGTTCAAATGCTTTAGAAGCACAAGGGATGTTAATCAAGATCGGTAATGGCGCTTCTCCTGAAGTGTTCAGCACTATTTCTGAAATCAAAACTTTTTCGGGTCCAACTGGATCAGCAGCAGTTATTGATGTAACTGATTTAAGTTCATCTGCTAAAGAAAAGCGCATGGGTCTTGCTGATGAAGGACAGTTAAGTTTTACTATTAACTACATTCCTGATAATACTCAGCATACATTATTACGCACTCGCAGAGCAAGTAGAGAAGAAACCAATTTTAAGATGGTGTTTACTGATGATAGCCCATCTACTAATTGGAGTTTCTCTGCATTTGTAACTGGCTTTGCTGTATCAGGCGCAGTTGATAATGTAGTGGAAGCCAATGTAACTTTAGAAATTACTGGATCAATCACACAGAGCTAAAATGGCAATCCTAAATAAAGAAGCAATACTAAGCGCAGTAGATTTAAAAAAAGAGTTAGTTAAAGTTCCTGAGTGGGGTGGTGAAGTTTACATCAGCATGATGACTGGTGAAGCTAGAGATGCTTGGGAACAGGGATTGGTAGGCGGTAAAGGTGCGAATCTAGAGAATATTAGAGCTAGGTTAGTTTCCTTTACTGCTGTGGATGAGCAAGGTAAGAGGATCTTTCATAGTGAAGATGCTGTTGAGCTTGGCAAGAAATCCGCAACTGCTCTTGAGAGATGTGTAAAGATGGCGCAGAAGTTAAATAGATTAACTGAGGAAGAATTAGATAATCTAGTAAAAAACTAAAAGCCCATCCCCAAAGACAGTTCTACTTTAGTTTAGCTCTGAAATTGGGAATGCCAGTTGGGGAGATGTTAAGAAGGATGGATAGTGCAGAAATAACTGAATGGATGGCATACTTCAAGTTAGAAACACTACCAAAACAGAAAGCATCAGATGTAATAAAAGCGCAGTTTGCACACAGGGTTAAGAGGAAAGAAAAATAATGGCATCATTAGGTCAGCTTGTAGTTTCTCTTACTGCGGAAACAGCGCAATTTAAAGAAGCACTTTCTAAAGCAGCCTATGAAACTGATAGGGCTATGAAGAAGATTGAATCTTCTACTAGCTTTGTTTCTACTGCTTTTAAAAC